CGAAGCAACTAACCAGCCTCCTCCGGAGGCTGCCGCGGACGAGCCGCGGCCTCTCTCGGTGACTCAACGGGCGAAGCCCATCACCGATGCATACGCCGAAGCCGAGCCCATGTGCCGGTGGCCGGCCGTGAACTCGATCGTCATCCGAGCGATCAAGGCCGACAAGTGGACCGATGACGAGATCCGCTCCGCCTTGCTGCGTCTGGCGAAAGAGGGCCGCACGGTAACCGTCGACACCCTGCGCTATGAGCTCCAAGGCATGCCGCCATCGAACGCCCGCGTCGCAGCGACCGGCACTGACGGCCGCCACGCCCGCGGTTCCGGATCCGAGCTACCTCCCCGTGACTCCTACGACCCGAAGAAGTTCATATGAGCCTGTACGCCGACGAAGCCAACGAAGAGTGGGCCGCCGCCCGTCGGCACCACCTGTACAACCTGGTCCGTAAGCAACGCCCGCAGCGCCTGCGCGCTGAGGGCCGATTGCACGACAAGGTCGCCGACTGGGTCGGGAACCTCATGGAGTGGAACGACCCGACCAGCCCAGACGCGCCTCCGCCCGGGAACCTCTTCCTCGGTGGCCCGACCGGCTGTGGAAAGACCTGGAACGCCTGGGAGGCCCTCGAGAAGGCCGCCCTCGCGGGGTTCGACGGCAGCTGGCTGTTCGCCGGGTCCGCGGACTGGCAGGACACTGTCGCGCCACCTGTCGACCGCGACCAGCTCCGGAAGATGCGCGCCGTGGACCTCCTGATCCTCGACGATTTCGGATCCGGGCGCATCAACGAGTGGCAGCGCGAGTGTCTCCTCGGCGTCGTCGATGAGCGGTGGGCGAACGGCCGGCCGATCATCGTGACGTTCAACGCAGAGTCGATCCGGGAGATGGTCGGCGAGCGGATTGCTTCCCGGCTCGCGCATGACGTGACCGCAGTGGCGTTCGAGGGCGCGGACCGCCGGAGGACCTCGTGAGCTACGACGAGCGGATCCCGCCGAACGATGTGGCCGCGGAGCAGTGCGTGCTTGGCAGCATGCTGCTTTCGCCGAATGCGATTGCCGATGTCGTCGAGCTGGTCCAGGCCCGTGACTTCTACCGCCCGGCCCACCAGATCGTGTTCGAGCGGATCCTCGACTTGTACGGTCGCGGCCACCCGGTGGACGCGATCACTGTCAAGGATGAGCTGCTCAAGCACGGCGAGCTCAGCCGCATCGGCGAGGCTCCCTACCTCCACACGCTGGTCGCCTCGGTGCCTACCGCCGCCAGCGCCGGCTACTACGCGAAGATCGTGCGCGAGAAGGCGCGGCTGCGGCGGCTGATCGAGGTCGGCACGCAGATCGTCTCGCTGGGCCAGGAGACGAACGATGATGACGCGGGCCATGCGGTTGAGCTGGCGCAGAAGCTCCTCGACGAGGCCGGTTCATCGGTCACGTCATCGACCGCGCAGTCCGTTGCGGATCTGATCAGCCCGTACATGGATCTGCTGGAGACCGGCGGCGACCAGCGGGGCGTCACCACAGGCTGGGTTGACGTCGACTCCCTGCTGATCCGGCTTCGCCCCGGCCAGCTGATCGTCATAGGTGCGAGACCCGGCCAGGGCAAATCGGTCGCTGCCGTCGACCTCGCCTACCACGTCGGCGTGAAGCTCGGCCGCCCCGTCTACGTGAACACCCTTGAGATGGCGACGAAAGACTTCATGGACCGGCTCGTCGCCTACGACGCGAAGGTCAACCTGACGCGTCTCATCGAGCCGAAGCTCCTCGACGAGTCGGACTGGGGCAGGCTCGCCGGCTCAATCTCCCGGATGGCCGCCGCCGACAACCTCGTCATCGACGACGATCCGCACATGGGCGTCGCGCACATCCGTGCGGCGCTGCGGTCGATGCGCCGGTCGGGGAAGCCGGCGGCACTGGTGTGCATCGACTACCTGCAGCTGATGCGGACGGCAGGCAAGGCCGAGAACCGGCAGCTCGAGGTCGGCGAGCTGTCCCGGTCACTGAAACTCCTCGCGAAGGAGTACGAGGTCCCAATCGTGGTCGCCGCGCAGTTGAACCGGGGGCCGGAGCACCGGGCGGACAAGCGCCCCACGAAGGCTGACCTGCGCGAAAGCGGCTCGATCGAAAATGACGCCGACGTCGTGATCCTTTTGCATAGAGAGGACGCCTACGACAAGGAGTCGCCGCGGGCAGGGGAGATCGACTTCATCGTCGACAAGAACCGACAGGGTCCGTGCGCGACGATCACCCTCGCGTTCCAGGGCCACTACAGCCGCATCGTTGACATGGCCACGTCTGCGGGAGGGCCGTCATGACGCATCCCTTCGCTGACGGGTGCCCGGAGTGCGGGTACCTGACGGGCGCTCAGCCGGTCGCCCCGCACGTGATCCGAGAGCTTGACCCTCCGCACGTCCGCGCCTTGTACCGCTGCCCCGACTGTGGCCACACGTGGTTCACGGGATGGAACACGGAGTTCGTGTTGCGCCAGCAGGAGTCCGCAGGCGGTGCCGCATGAGCGCGACGGATCCGTACTTCACCGACGACAAGGCGACCCTGTACGCGGGTGACTGCCGAGACATTCTCGAGAGCCTGGCCCCGGCCAGCGTCGATGCGATCTGCACCGACCCTCCCTATGAACTCAACTTCATGGGCCGAGCATGGGATGCCTCCGGGGTCGCCTACGACGTTGACATGTGGCGGGAATGCCTCCGGGTGCTCAAGCCTGGCGGCCACCTCATCGCGTTCGGTGGCACGCGCACCTATCACCGGATGACGTGCGCGATCGAGGATGCCGGGTTCGAGATCCGGGATTCGCTGCACTGGATTTATGGGAGCGGGTTCCCGAAGAGTCTCGATGTGTCTAAGGCGATCGACAAGGCGGCCGGGGCGACGCGCGAGGTCGTTGCAACCATCCCGGACCGATGGACCGGCAAGGGAACGGCGCTCAACTTCTCCACCGACCGACCACAGGACACCGTGACGGTCACCGGCGCTCCCGCCACTCCCGACGCCGTCCGCTGGCAGGGCTGGGGCACGGCCCTAAAACCTGCTCACGAGCCGATCGTCTTGGCGCGTAAGCCGTTGGGCGGGACGGTGGCGGCGTCGGTGCTCGCGCACGGTACGGGGGCGCTGAACGTTGACGCCTGCCGCATCGGGACTCGACTGAGCGAGGATGACGGGGCACGCGGCAGGCGTCCGCGCGGGATGGGCGAGGTTGGGGAACGGAAGGGCGACCCGCGCCCGAACGGGCCAACCTATGCGGCTGGCGACGGCGGACGTTGGCCGACGAACGTGGTCCTTACCCACCAGCCCCTCCTCGACGACACCGGCAACATCATCGGCGACGCCTGCGCCGACGGATGCGTGCGCGGCTGCCCCATCGCCGACATGGACGCCCAGAGCGGCACCACAAAGACCGGAGCCTCACCCCTCCGCCGGCTCCCGGCCCTCGGCGTGATGAACGATGACGGATGGCAGCCCAAGGCCACCGCCGGCGTCCGTTACACCGGCGAACGCGGCGCGTCTCGGTTCTTCCCCGTGTTCCGCTACGAAGCCAAAGCCCCGAGCTCGGAACGCCCTCGCGGCGAAGACGGCGCCGCGCACGCCACCGTGAAGCCCCTCGCGCTCATGCGCTGGCTGGTCCGCCTCGCCACCCAACCCGGCGGCGTCGTCCTCGACCCGTTCCTCGGATCCGGCACCACCGCCGAAGCCTGCGTCATCGAAGGCTTCCGGTGCATCGGCATCGAGCGTGATGAGACGCACCTGCCGCTGATCAAGGCGCGTCTAGCGAAGCCAATCCAGCCGACGCTTGGATTCGAGGACGCGTCATGATCGCTTCGGTCGAGGTCACCGTCGCCCCCATGCCGGTGCTGGCGCCGACGGACTGCGGACTGTGCACGCACCCGGCCCACAGCATCCGCGAGTGCCCGGCAACCAATGAGTTCGGCCAGTGCTGCTGCTGGTGGTACGTGCCAGCTCCTGAGTACGCCGCGAGGTGTGCCGCATGACCGCCCCCGCCGCGGTGACGCCTGCCACCAAGCCGCCGGCGCGGAGCGGCTTCCCGGTGTGGCGCTGCCCCGACTGCGAGCTACCGAACGACATGCTCCGCGGCACATGCCGTGGCTGCGAAGCGCATCGGCCGTGTGAGCACTACGACGGCGAGCGGCATTGCGGCAAGACGCCTGTGCGCATGTACCCGAACGGCCCGAAGTGTGACCCCCACAAGCCCTGAACACCGAACGGCCGACATCCCCCCCAGGAGGAACAGCATGACGGAACTCAGCGAGTTCGCCCCGTACCCGACACGCGAGAAGGACGTGACCGCCGACAGCATCGCTCGGTCCACGGCCGTCAGCGCGTTCGCCCGGCAGCAGCTCATCGACGAGTACATGCAGGACGACACCGCACACGGCAAGCGTCTGTACATGACGGAGATCGGCACGCTCGTCAACCAGTACGGCGTCGCCTTCCTCCTCCGCGAGCTGGCGGAGGTCGACAAGGACCGTGCAGACAGGGCCGCGAAGCAGCTG